TAATTATAGACCAGTTAGATAAAGTAAATGTTGGTGGTGCATACAATAGACAAGATGAAAAATTAAGAGAGATTTATAAACAAGCAAGAGAGCTTTGTAAAAGAAGAGATTGTTGTGTGATAGGGGTATCACAGGCAAGTGCAGATGCACATGATAGAGAAAGGATAGGGTTTGATATGATGGAAAACTCAAAGACAGGAAAAGCTGCAGAGGCAGATTTAATTATAGGTATTGGAAAGAAAGATGATTTAGAACAAACATCTATTGAAAGACATTTATCTATTAGTAAAAATAAAATGTCTGGTTGGCATGGTGTAGTAACTACACAACTACAGGCAGAATTATCAAGGTTTGTAGACTGATGAGAATATTATTATTAATATTAATTGTTTCTTTTTGTAATGCTTGTGCATTTATTGTTGCAAAAGAGACAGCCAAAGCTGTAGACATAATCCTGGATAATAGCCCTAACCCAGAAAAGAAAAAGAAAATATTAGAAAACAAAAAGAAGAAACAGAATAAAGCTAAAGAGTTTTATTGCAGTAAAGTAAAAGATGAGGAGAAATGTAAATGATTACAACAGTGGATATAGAAACAACATACGATACTAATTTTAATCCATCCCCATTTATTGCTACAAATAAAATAGTCTCAGTGGGAATAAACAAGGAATATTATTTTTTTAATCACGATGAATTTACTGGTAACACATCTAAAAATTTTGAAGCAGTGCAAGATATACTAAATCAAACTACACTATTAATAGGCCACAATATTAAATTTGATTTGATGTGGATGTTAGAGGCAGGATTTAAATACAGTGGTGCAGTCTACGACACAATGATAACTGAATACGTTTTACTTCGAGGGACAAAACAATCTTTAAAATTATCTGAGTGTTGCAAAAGAAGAAAGCTAGGAACTAAACTTGTAAACAAAGTAGACCAATATATTAATGATGGTAAAACATTTGGAGAGATACCAATAGATATTTTAGAAGAGTATGGAAGAAAAGATGTAGACATAACAAAAGAACTTTATGATTCACAACAACACAATTTAAGAGAGGCTACACACTTACAACAAACAGTAAATCTAATGAATGAATTTTTATTAGTTCTCATTGAGATGGAAAGAAATGGTGTATTTATAGAAACAAATTTATTAGATGAAGTAGAAAAAGAATTTACAAAAGAATACCACCAGGTACACAATAAAATTAAAACTATAATTCAAAGAGTTATGGGAGATACACCAATTAATTTATCTAGCCCAGAACAATTATCATGGATGGTATACAGCAAGAAAGTTGTAGATAAAAAGGTATGGTCAGAAACATTTAACATAGGAATAGATAAAGCATCTGGCAGACAGAAGAGAAGAAAAAGATATTCACAAAATGAGTTCGAAGGTATCTTACATAAATGGACAGAACCTATTTATAAAACTTCTGCATTACAATGTGAAGTATGCCATGGTGTAGGTTATGTACAAAAGTTTAAAGTTAATGGAGAGCCATACAAAAATAAATCTAAATGTTCTCCATGTAACGGAGAGGGTGTAAAGTATATTCAAAAAGAACAAGTAGCAGGATTTCAAATAGCAACGAAGTATGCAAACGATGTATCAGAGGGTGGATTTAAAACAGATAAAGATACACTAAAAAGAATAGCATCGTATAATTCTGGATTAATAAGAGAGTTTGTAGAATTAGTAACAAGACATAATGCGTTAGAAGTTTGGCTTAGTACATTTGTAAAAGGTATTAAAGATGCATTGATTGGTAACTATTTACATCCTGCTTTTATGCAATGCATCACAGCTACAGGAAGACTATCTAGCAGAAATCCTAACTTTCAAAACCAGCCAAGAGCAAAAACATTTCCTATTAGAAAAGTTATCTGCTCTAGATTTCCTGGTGGTAAAATTATGGAAATAGATTATTCACAATTAGAATTTAGGGCGGCAGTATTTTTAGCACAAGATAAACAAGGTATAAAAGATATTGTTAATGGTGTAGATGTACACCAGTATACTGCAGATATAATTAGATGTTCAAGACAAGAGGCAAAGCCACATACATTCAAACCTTTGTATGGCGGTAAGTCTGGTACAGAAGATGAGAGAAGATATTACAAAGCATTTTTAGATAAATATAAAGACATATCAAAGTGGCATACTGAATTAGAAAACAAAGCTATCAAAACTAAAATGGTTACTCTTCCCACTGGGAGGCAATATTGTTTTCCATATATAAGAAGAATGTCATGGGGTTCCTCAAACTACCCCACACAAGTAAAGAATTATCCAGTGCAAGGATTTGCAACAGCAGACATTGTACCCCTTGCGTGTATTAATATACACAAGCTGATGAAAGAACATGGGTGTAAAAGCCTATTAATAAACACTGTTCACGACTCCATAGTAGTCGATGTGTATCCGACTGAAGTAGAAGTTCTAAGTAAAATACTAAAAAGAGGTTGTCTCGATGTGAAAGATGAGTTAAAGTCAAGATACGATATTGATTTTAATGTACCTTTAGACATTGAGATTAAAATGGGATGTGATTGGTTAAATCTAGAAGATATAACTAATTAGTAATTTATATACCCAGGAGGTATTTTATGAATGAATTAGCAAACATAGACGGAATGTCTAATGCTGATATTATGGATGCCATTGGTCAATCCAAAGGCACCAACCTACCTATCTTACCAAAGCTAACTATTAATAGAGATGCTACGGATGAAGAAGGTAATCAACTCCCAGTGGGAGTATTTAAAACTTATGATATTGTAAGTGAACAAGAAGTGTTTGGTAAACCTGCAAAGATTAGACCATTCATTAATAACTTTCAGTACATGAAGTATGATGAAGAGAAACAAGAATACTCTAATAGAACTGTTATCTTTCCTACATGGGATAGCCCACAAGAAGATATTCTTGGCACTGAAAAGTGTGGAAGAGTAGCTAGAAAAGAGTGGGATAATCTCACACCAGATAAGTTAGTAGAACAAAAAAAGATTAGATGTTATCGTTTAGTCTATGGATTACTAACTATGGATGGTAAGACTGCAGGAAAAGAATCTGTTAAATTAGAAAACTATCCTGTTCTTTACAGAGTATCTGGCTCTAACTTTAATCCAATAGGTACAGCTATTGAAAGTTTAGGTAGAAGAAATAAGATTATGTTTAGACATAACATTATTTTAGAAACTGAAAGAAGAAAGACAGGCTCTAATGTTTTTTATGTAGCTAAAACAAAAATAGATGACACCCAAATAGATTTCTCTGATAAAGACAGAGAGACTATGGATGTATTTAAAGCAGTAATTGAAAAAGAAAATGCTTCTGTTTTAGAATTACATAATGCTGTTCTTAAATCTAAAACTAGTAAACAAGACATACAAGACGCTAAAGTTATTGAAGAACTAGTATCTGCATAATGTCTAATGTAGTAGAACAACTACAAAACTTTTTGGCACAGGCTTGTAAAGGGCCTGTGTCAATGTCTGATGATGTGATTGAAGAATTTGGCGAACTGTGTAAATCAGCACTAAAAAAACAATTTACAGAAGAAAGAGAGAAAAAATTTAGAATAAGAATGTCTAATGCGGGCAGGCCTATCTGCCAATTACAGATGGAAAAGTTACATCAAGACTCTGACTTTGAAGAGATGTCTTACAACTCTAAACTTAGAAATATGTTTGGAGATATTATAGAGATTATAGTTTACGCTATGATGAAATCTTGCAATGTAAATATAGAAAGCTATCAAAAAAAAGTAAAATATAAAATACATGATAAATTAGAAATGTCTGGTAGTACAGATGTAGAAATAGATGGTAAAGTTTATGACATTAAATCTGCTAGCCCATTTTCATATGATAAAAAATTTGGAAAAGATGGAGGTGGATTTGAAAAAGTAGCTGATGAAGATGTGTTTGGATATTTATCACAGGGTTATTTATATGCAGAGTCTTTAGATAAACCTTTTGGTGGGTGGATTGTTATTAATAAATCTACAGGAGAGATACAGCTTACTGCCCCTCCCAGTGATGATACTAAATATAAAGATAAGGCTTTACAAATTGCTAGAGATAATGCTAGTCATTTGATAGATGGTAAACCATTTAAAAAATGCTTTGAAGATGAAGAAGAAACATTTAGACAAGTTAAAACTGGCAATAGAAAACTAGGATTAGTGTGTTCATTTTGCAATTTTAAAAAACCTTGTTGGGGTAAAGACTTACAATTTTTACCACAGCAACAATCAAAAGCTCGTAATCCAAAATGGGTTTGGTATACGAAAATAAGACAACCTAAAGAGGATAACAATGTCGAAGGGTAACGGAAAAGATAAGTTTGATTTTTCCAAGGGAATAACAATAGTTATATCCCCACATTCAAACAGCTCATTTGCTTGTGGTATAGATAAATCTTATGAAGATAACACTGCAGAGAGACACGCAGTAAAAACAATAGCGATGGGTCTTTGTGACCTGGCACTAAATCATGCTGACATGGTATACGAAGTAGGATTAAAAGTTAGAGCAATGCAAGATGCTCAGATGTATGATGTTGACATATCAGATTTAGAACAAGAAAATGTGGAAAGCCTGGAAGAATGGATAAAAAAATTAAGAAAACCAACGCTAAACTAAACTGCGATAATAAGTTTGACCTTGATTTAAAGTATGGACAGATGCGTGAAAAACAAGTTCACAATATGTTTTACAATAAAAAAATTGAGGTTAAGACTGAAAGAGATTGGTGGGCCAAAACAGGAAACATAGCTATAGAAGTTGAATGTAATGGTAAACCCAGTGGAATTAGTGTAACTAAATGTGATTACTGGATACATATATTAGCAATAGGTAAAAAAGATTATTGTAAAT